CAACATCTGTCCTAGATGCTTTTACATCATCAGATAAAAACTTATCAGTAAGAATGCCATATTTGGATCTATCAAGACCATTGGCATCCATAATTTTTGTCGAAGCTGCATCTTTTTCTAATGTGTTCAATGTCACATAGTATTCAAGTTGCTTGATGCGATTCTCAAAAGCACCAATATCTTGCATTGTGTAACGGCGGTGATTAACAAAATCAACACGAATATCTTTAACACTTTCGGTATACGCTGGAATATTTAATGTGTAGATTAACATATCTCCAGGAGTGATACTTGGAAGTGTTGGAACAATAGCAGACTGGCCAGATACAACCTCAAAATCCCTAGATTTTTTTACAACAATACGATCAATTCTACTTAGATAATAATCAAAATTTGATGTTAGTGTGTCTGATGGAATTGGATTAACAGCACCAGAAATTGTAGTAGTACCAATTCCCTTTGTTGGTCTGAAGTCAAATGCTGATCTTAGGGAAACTAGTTTTCCCTCAGCAGAATTATTAAATGATGAGATTTCATCATATGTAAAATTAGAACCAGCTTTTAGATAAGAATCAACTGTAAATACACCATCGTTTTGTGGTGACGGCGCAGATTGATGACTTAAATATTTATAGGTCACATACACTTTTCCTCTTGGTGCACTGTATCCACGTCTTAGAGTAATTGTTGCATGATCATAGTGAGATTTACGTTGTCCGTTATCAAACAAGTAATTATCTGTAACATCATATGTTGAACTAGTCAACATTGCTGTTGTTACGTTTGAACTTGGGCTTCTTGAATCGGTAATTCTTACAATTTCCACAACATCAGGAACTTGCAAACTAACTGCTTTACCTGGTGTTCTTAAATTGGTTAATTGTGTAGTATCATCAAAGAAGGTTGAACCGATCGTATTAAATACATATCCTGAACCACCAACAGCAGTTTGTGTTGCTGAATTTGCAGCATAAAGAATATCTGTTCCTGGTGTTCCCGCTACGTTTAATTCATACGGAACTTTTGCATGTAAGTCTAATCCTGTTGTTGCTGGAATTAATTGCTTGCCACGAATAGCACCAGTGCTAGAATTTTCGGCATTATTAACTTTTGTGTTAACCAATAAATCAACTTTAACACCGGAAGTGTTTAGATCAATTTCAAAATTTGTATTACTGGTTGCGGTTACTGTGAATAGATTATTTGCTAATCCTAAAACTGTATTAGCACCAATTCCAGAAGTTCCATTTGCTGCTGAATCATAGCGTACCATACAAATAATGTTATCACGAATATTTGTATCAGAGATAACACCAACTGATCCACAGAATGGGAAAGTATCTGTTCCTTCAGCACTAACACTGATTATACCGCCAGCATCGGAAATTTTATTACTGTAAAATTTCTTTGCATAGAAATCTAAGTTTGTGATTGTTGATGGTTTCATTGCTTGATAAGGAACTTCAAATATCAATGAACCATAATTTGTTCCGGATATAGTAGCAAAACCAGTAGTTGTATCTTTTGAATCGCTATTGATACTTGCACCAAAAGTTTTATAGATACCATCTTTAGCAACAAAACTTTCAGCATTCTTAAAATCGGATTCTAGTGAAAAAGTATTTGATGCTGGAATAATTGGCCAAGCTGATGTTAAATAAATGTGTGTTACATTTGAAGATTCAACTAAAACTGGAGAAATTGCTGTTCCACCCGCATCGGTAACTCTAAAATACATATTTGCATATGCATCTGTTCCAATTGTTGATGAAAATGATGCTGGCAAACTAATTGATCGTGTATTTGATCCCGTTGCTTGTGTAGTGCCTGTAATTGATATAGTGTTTGCATCAAATGTATTGATGATGAACGAATGAGTATTACCTAGTTCTAATGTAGTTGAATCATTGTATTCCATCATATTGGCACGAATCGTACCAATTTTTGTTGAATTATAAGCAGCAGTTGTGGTTGTGTTTACTGCCTGATGTGCAACTGAATGGATATCAAGTATTGGATAATTTGAAATATCTAATGATCCATAAACGTTATCAATTGCTACAGAATTTTCATAGTTTGTTACAATGTCATAACCTTCAACATTAGCAACATCTCTAGCACGACCTAGAGTAATTGTTGTAGGTGCGATTGTTTGGAAATCATAGCCGCCGACATATGCTTTACCTGGGTCTAGAACGATATCAAACATACCGTTTGCTGAATCGCCTTCTGCTAGAGAAATGACAAATGGATCAACTGTGTAATTACCTGATTCGTCATATGTTCTGCGGGCAAGAGTTTTTTCAATTTCACTGTAAATAGGATAATCGATCTCTTTTGTTTTTACGCCATCAACTAAACGAATGATTTCAAAGAATGAAGAAACATCAGAAGAGTCAATTGTGCGTTTTGATAAGACAGTTGCAATCTCGAAACGTTCAGCACCAGGCGCTTGATAGTTAAATGCGCCCTGTGCTGGATCAAGCAATGATGTATCATCAATTTCATCAACAATTGTTTCGTCAAATTCAATACCAAGTTTATATGATGGTTGTGTGTTTACGGTTGAAGAATTTCCTGTTCTGTAAAATAACTCAACCACTAAGAATTGGGAAGTAACTTTTACAAACTGTCCTTTGAAATAATAAACACCCTCTTGAATGCTCGCAATATATGATCCGCCAAAAGCTGAAGTATCTATTAATTGAGCATAGATATTTTGACCATAAATTTGAATTTCATCACTCTCTGCAAATCTATCACCAGTCAAATATTTTATAACAAGCACTGGATTGTTATTTGATATATCAACCGCAATAACTATAGCCCTTACCAACTTTGTTGAATTGTAAGAGACAATTGTTTTGCCTATAAAATCTGATGGAACAACGTCAGTATTATTATATTGAGCATCCAGAATAATATAGTTTGCTGTGCTATCAAGGGAAATTTTACCACCAATAATTGGGCTACCATTCTTGAAAATATGGTTGCCAAATTTTTCAATCTGATTTGATAATATCGTTTGTAATTGAGTTAATTCTCTTGCCTGAACTGAGTAGCCAGGACGAAAAAGAACTCGCATGAAATTTTTATCTTCATCGAAATCATCGTAATATGGATCGTAATTGAATAGGGTAGTCATTTATTCCTCGTTAGAAACTCAATATGAAACGAATTCGTTCCGTTTGTGCTGTATCTCTGGTGACTGGCAATCTATTAGCTATGTATAATACTTTGCCCGAATATAAATCAAGAGTAGGATTAACATAGCTATTAACAACACGTATAGCGCCAGTATCGATACCCTTTATTGCCATGTTTGTTGATAATGTTCCTCGAAGATTATTCAGGAACAATTTGTTCTCTACTGTATCAAATGAAATAACATCTGCGGTAAAAGTTGCATCTTCATAAGTTGTTCCTTGATAAACCACCTCATCAGTATTAAAATCACCAACACCAGCAGATGTAGTTACTACAGTATATAGCGTATATGCTGATCCAGTGGCTAAGCTTGAAGTGCCTCCAAGATATGGATTTTCTAGAACAATTATTTGTCTGAAATCATTATCTGTAGGTAAATCAACAGATTCATCTTGTTCAAATTCAACATTAAACATTATAGTAGATGCGCCCAGTTCTTCGATAGGATCATAGCCGTGACCATCATGTGGCGATATGGCTACATTTGCTGTGGCTCCTGATCCTGTACCATTTAATGGCGATATGGAATCATCAAATGTTAATGCTGCATATGTATAGTCAGAACCTCTGTTTTGTATAACAACATCGACAACATGACCACCAACCACGTTAGCTTTTAACAAAGCTCCAGTTCCATCGCCAGATATAGTGATCATTGCAACATTTGCGCCATTGATATAATTATTACCAGAATTTGTAATATTGATAACATCAATAGAACCAGGTTCGGCGGCGGCACGGACAAACTTATTATACGTTACTGGCAACCAATCATCACTCAGAAATTTCTGTTTCTGTGATGATGCTAGAGTATACATATATTTCCACTTATAACCATCCGTTGTTTTTAGATATGGCTCTTCTAAAGACGTGGTCGATAATGTCAACTGTGGCTCTGTGGTTGAATTTGCACTAGCATTATTTGCCAGACATTTAAATATCTGATCTTTGCTGTTCAGAACATAGAAGTTGGTATTTGCTTCATATGTGTTATATTTTGTATTTGCTGTCCAGTCTACTCTAGGAACAACCAATGATGCATTGTTATAAGACATTTGCTTGGCAAAAATACCATTCCTGTAATATTCGTTTAAAGCAGCATCAGTCTCTAAAGGTGTTTCTGGAATTTCTGTTCCTGAATTCCAAGGTAATTGTTTGCCTATAACTGTATACAGATAGTGTTTTTGTGAATCTGGAAGCAGTGAATTTGTAGTTAGATCCAGCAAATCATATAGACGCTGAGCTAGTAAGATTCTGAAGTTTTTAGTTAAGAGTGATGGCATAATAGTATTTATTTAACTTTTAGGACGTTTGTGACAACAAAGTTAGAAGTTGCAGTAAATATTGTATCTACTTTTATTGTGTCAGCATTGACAAATGTTACGGTTTTAGATTCATCAAAATACACATCAATTGTTACGCCTGTTGCTGTAACACCAATCGTGTTTTGTGTAATCAGATAATTTGTATTTGATACTGTAACTGTCTCTGTATTTCCGGTTGATAGATAAATGATATCACCATCAATCAGATCATTAATGAAGTTGGAATTTGCACCAAATACTGTGTTTGAACCAGCTTGAACGTTTACTGTATTTGTAATCGATTTATATACTCCAGTGAATATTAGTATATCGCCGACATTCACATAATTCATCAGATTAGCAGTGGCATTTGAAGTTGAATTTGCAGAGGCGGCTATGTTAAAATTAACAGGTAATGTATTTACCGTTATAACAGTATTTGCCTCTGTTTGAGATATACTTTCAGTATTATCAACAACACGGGTAGCAAAAATCTTAGTTCCTACCGGATGAACGATATCATACATTGGTTTCTTAAATGTGGCATAATCTGTTTGTGATGTAATCTCATATGAGAAATTGTGATATTTGTCTCCATCTTGCAATACTTTATCAGCGCTAACTTGACCATCAGTATTCAGATATAGTCCAGGATAACGAATCAAACCATTTTCAAATTTTGCTGTTGCTTTAGCACGACCATCACCGTAAATAATAGGAGTTTCAGAAACAATATCAGCTTCAGTTAATCCATCATCAGATTTAAGTTTTTGGGCAGCAAATGGAGTGCCATCAGTATTACCACCTTTATAATCGTATAATCTTAAAAATCCAGTATCTTGATCAAATTGGTCAACATATGCTGTAAACGTTGTTACTGTATTTGATGTTCCTTGATATACTTTAGAATTTGCGGTAAATATTTGATTTGGTGTTACATTAGCAACGCTTAAGTCCATATTTCTTAATGATACTAGTGGTGCTGAAACATAATCATAACCAGGACTAATAATCCTTAACGTGGAAATAGCACCGATTCTGCTTGTAGTTAATGAGAATGTTTCGCCATCACCAAGAACTTCGGATACAGTTAAACTGGCATTGGCGCCGGCACCA